ATATGGTAGCCTAAGTAATCCGGCCAAGTTTGGTGGATATTATGTAAATGATATTCGAGTTTATAATAAAATAATGTCAGACTATGACATAGGTAGACTTTATACATACCTTTCTCACAATTTATCTTAATAGTGTTTAGTTATTGAATATTAGTTGTTTAATTATTATTTTGTAATATTTTATAATAATTAAACCTTCACTGCTATAAAACGTTTGACTGTAACTTCCACATTACTATTAACAAGATACTTTATACTCATACCTAATTTAAAATCATTAGCTTTTACTACGATACTATTAAATGCGAATGGAAAAATCCCGTTGGGATAAAGACTATCGTTAATGGATATCACACCAGAAGACTCAGGATTTCCATCAACTGTAATGACGTATTCTAATTTTTTCATATAACATTCTTCATGTTCATTGGTTTTAATTTCAAAGTCTCCCGTGATAAACCATGTCCCTGATGTTACGCATCCAGATGATAGGGCTAAAGTTTCTGGCTCATAAGTTATTTTTAAAACTGTATTAGGTGGAACCAAATGAGTAGTTTGTTGTACAGTGACTGACATTATAAATTATCTATAGAAAAAAACTTCTATATAATGATTATAAGACAATACAATTATTATGAGTCATCATTTTGCGAATATATTTTCTTTTGCGGGTAATCAATGTGAAACAAATACTGAATTACCAATAGTAAAAGTCAATTGTAATACTACACATCATGAAAATACAACCATGACATGTAATAATTTAGCAACCACCGGTAATAAAGAAGAATATGATGATTACGAAATTCGTATAACAAGTGTTCCTGGACCAAAAGGAGATCCAGGTGGTGTAGGAGGTCCAGTGGAAGAATCTCTTATACCAGAAAACATGAATGTAGATATTGGTACAAATGATTCACCATTTAGGACTATCTATTCCGATTGTATAGATACAAATGAAGTATTCATTAATGGTCATTCTATATACGTAGCAGATAATATATTACAATTGCCCGCTGAGACTCGTATAGGTGGGTTAATACCAGGTACGATAAATATTAAAGGCTCATTCAATAGTGAAAATGAAATACCTTTGACTAATATTTCTCTTGGAGATGCATATTTAATTGGAAACGCCCAATATGATCCCGTAAATTTGTATATATGTACAAAATTACAACCACTCGAATTTAAAAATGTAGGAAATATTAGTGGTCCTATCGGACCACAAGGACCAAACGGTCTTACAGGACCTCAGGGTAAAGCAGGACCTGGATTATTTTATTTCGAGACAATGGATTCCAATTTGAAATTAAATGGTTCTAATGTTGCAATGAAAATAGACGGCATAGGCTTATCATCTAAAGCGTATTCAAAACAAATGTATCAAACTTGTTGCTTGACTTTTTCTTCACCGACACAACCAGTATCATCAGAGATAGGTTTAGTTCATCATTCTTCTTTAGCAGTGTTTCATCGTATAAATTTTGTGACAAATAATCAATTTTTTATCAATAATTATTTAGATAGTTATGACTATATCCCTGATGATTTATTTACAATAGTAGTTAGTACAACATTTATAAAATTTTTTCAAAACGAAATATTAATCAAAGAATTCTCCAATGAAAGCAATGTCAGTTTAAAAGCATATATATCGCTTTATGAAGTAGGTAGTACATTGACGGATATACAATTTGGATATGCAGTACCAGGGCAACCAGGACCAGTCGGACCGGTAGGTCCAAGTGTCAATTTAACTCCACTTAATAATAGTATTAATTCACTGAATCAATCCGTTTCAAACATACAGACAAAAATAGACGAAAATAGCACAACAATTGCATCATTGACATCATTGACAAGTGGTATAACGGGGGATGTAGAAACATTAACAGTACAGTCAAAACTAAATGTGAAGAAAACGTCTGAACAATATGTATCATTAAATCCATTGTCTTCTATTATTGATTATAGTACAACAGGGAACTTTTTGTATAACAATGCATCTACACCAGGACCTTATGATTACGAAATTGTTAATATGAACGATTTACAATCATCCAATCATACTTTTACAATCCTTCATAAAATTACTGAAAATAATAAACTCAATTGCTACATCAATGACATAAAAATAAATGGTGATGTTTATGTAGTACAATGGCTTAATGGACAACGGCCTACTGATGTGCTATCCAATGTAATGGTAGGAGGTATAGTAAAACAAACATTCACATTACTTCCAAAAGCATTTAGTAACAATACTATCATCACACAATTATTTTATTATCACACTCTTTGAACCCAAGGGTATAATATTTAGAAGAAGATCGAGAGAAGTGGAATGTTAAGTAGATAGGTAAAACAATATATATAAGTAATTTATATATACTGCTATGTCTCTAGCAACATTAAAAAAGAAATCATATAGTAAATATAATAATAATAGTGTAAATAAATCATTTTCTATAAATGGAACGCATAGAAATCAGGGTTATATTGGTCAAACATCATTATCACGTACATTAATCAAAACACCCAAGGTTGGTATTGTGTCGAAAGGATATGGTAGCTGTTGTAATCAATATAAAGAATCCAATATTATCAATTCATCCATTTGTTCTACTGAAAGCAATACTATTATTAAACCATCTGTACTAAGTTCAAAAGGAATGCTCGCACGACGAAACCGATGGGCAAAACGACCTGCGCCATATTCATCTACCAAACCAAGTGATTTAATCAATCAAAGTTCCAGTAGTGATTACATAGTTTTTCGACGCAAAAATGCAATCGAAGAAAGTAAAACATGTAATACCCAAGATAATTTATCAGATAAATGTTGCAGAAAACATATTGTTATGCCGGAAGAAGAAGTTGTAGCCATGTCGCAAGGTGAATATATATTCAAACGTATAGCCGAATGTACTGATTTCGATATTTCGTACATTAATTATAATACAAATACTGGAACTCCATTTGCAACTTGTGGAAATTAATAAAAAATAGTCAAAATTGAAAAAAATACTATACCGTGAATTTATAGTATATTTAAAATAGAAAAAGAAACCAATAATCAATCTAGTCATGATGAGTCTACAAGAACAATATATTGCATCTTTATCTCCAAAAGAAAAACAGGCTTATGATATTGCAAAGAGCCATTTAAAATCCTTGTTTATACTGGAAAATACAAATGGATATTTACAATGGTTGGGAAAACAGAAAAAATAGACAAGTCCTTAATTGAGCAGTTCTTCGAATTTCTTATAAAATGGAGAAGATTCAGCTTTAGAGTTACAATTAGCACCATGAATAGGGCTATTTGCTATTGTATCTTTAAATGTTACATAATCATAATGATCTGTAATGGTCGATGAATTCGATTCCGTTGATGCTGCTTTTAACTTTTTAATTGAAATAGGTTGTAAAAATGAAAAATTATTTAATTTACCCAAAAAACGGAAATTGTTTTTGTATATAGGTCTATCCGTTTTTTCTTGATCAGTCGTTTTTATATCAGTAGTTTTATCCGTAGAAGAGGTTTTCTTTTTCTTTTTTACAAATACAGATGAATCTAGATTAATATTCATTTTTAGACGCTTTTCTTTTTTCTTTTGCTTCTCTCGTTCTAATTCGTCTTCTTTCATCTGATTGAATGGATTTATATAATCATCGGGTAAAACCTGACTATCTACAAAAAAATTACGACACGAGTATATTCTTACGTATTTCATGGCGATTAAATTCAATAGTGAATAATTCACTTGGACATCAGAATAATAGACAAACGCCTGACGAAATAAATCATAGTACATGATAATATTCCCGTAAAATGTGTCTTGTAATAAAATCCGAGTATTCCATATTTTTTCCAATCGAGCAAAATCCTCACTACTATGATTTTCGTGAGTTTTATAATCGTATAAAGATTCGTCTATATTTACATTATATGTACGACTATCTACATTGTCTGTAGTTTCGGTACTGATATGTTGAAACGTGTTTTGAAATAGATCTTTTTCGTTTTCCAATTTATGTTTTGGCTTTTCTTGTAATTTACTACATTTTCCCTGTGATTTATTGTATGCTACGATCCCATGTTGCAAAAAAATGGACGAACAAAACAATGTACAAGCTATTAATGATGTCATAATAATACAGTAGAAAAAAATAGTTACAATATGTACATGTGATTTGTTTATATGTTTATTTTACAATTGTTATGTACTATTTTTATATTTATTTGTTTTTTATACTATTTTATCGTATTTATTGAATAAAAACGTTTATTCGGTATTTTCAACGGCAGCTGCTATTGCAGCCGCCGCATTGCGTTCTTTTATTTGGTTTTTTCTATGTTCAAATAATGCTTGTACTTCGTTTGTCAAGAATGGAACTTCAATGCGTTCATAAGTATGAAAATAATTATTAGGATGCAATCGTACAAGACACATACCTCTTACTTTCAATCCGTATTTTGTCTCCAATAAAGTTCTATATACATTCAATTGGAGAGAATAGTGATAAAAATTTACATCAGGTAAATGACCAATGCAAGGAGTCAATGACCTTTTTCCATAGCCTTCTGTACTAATTTCTTTACTACGTTTCCAATCATAAACCCAATATTCGTCGTTTTCATCTTTGAATATCATATCGATAGAACCTGCCAATTCGAGTTCCTTATCATAGACTATCCATTCTGTACGATAAGCTTTCAAGTTCGAGTAATCTTTTAAAAATTTCAAAAAGTAACTGTATTCAATAGAATCATTTTGTACAGTTAAACCATTGTAATAACATTCAATATCGTAATGCATTTTTGTACCCAATAACGAAGCTTCATTCGATGACCACATCTCTCGGATTTGTTCTCTTGTCATATTATAATATTTGTATTTAGGATCGGTCATTTTTTTTGAACTCAGTATTTTATCAATGACTGGCTCTGGATTGAATTTACTAAAATGAGAGTGTATCCATGTTGTACAAGATATAAAAGACGAGTCTCCATCTACAGTATAAATATGAGGTCCTTCGTCGAAAACAACATGATCATCTCTTTCATGATGATTTAATTTCGCCAAGTAATCAGGTACGATTGTGGTTGTCTCAGTAGTAGAAGTCATATTGTATTTGTTTTGTGATTAGAGTTTGTTATAAAAATTTCGATATTATTGTATTATACTATTATTTATTTATTAGTTTATTTAATTAAATTTTCTTTTTCAATTTTCGTCATTTATATCACGAGATTCGTCAAAAGGACTCTTTTGTTTTATA